TTGGTGCGTGGGGAAGGATTCGAACCTCCAATGTTACCACAAAGGGAACGGATTTACAGTCCGTCGCAGAACCACCGTCTCTGCCGCCCACGCATATTGTTTCCACGTGAGGACGCACCCCTTTCGGGCAGACAAGCAGTGAATTTAATCACCACACTAAGCACGAACGTCCTCGCGAAGAAACAACTTTCGTTGTTTCAACTTCCAACAATGTCAAACAGCGTATTCTTATACTAACCCAAATTGACATTTAAGTCAACAACAAAAAAGGCGGGAGCCTTTCGGATCCCGCCTCGATTCCCTATTTGGGGAAACCTTTAGACGAGACCCATCGCGATGGCTTTATAGCCAGCTGCGATTACCTTGCGTGATGGTGTACCGAAACGGTACTTGTTGGTCACGCGACCCTTGCTATCCTTGCGTTCATTACAGTAAATCGAATAGCCATTCATACGAAGCTGATAAACAGCATCGTGTGGATTAGCTACACCGTAGCGTGCAGAGATTTGCTTAGCAGTGAGTTCCTCACCGTTAAGAACAAGAGCTTCGAATACCTTATCAACCTTAGTCATTTAACATCTCTCCTAGAGTTCACATTATTTAGTAATCATACCACCATTTTACAAAAAAGTCAACATCTTTTTTTAGAGAATGTCAACAATTCTGCCATTCATATCCACAGCTCTAACACGTTGTCCAGGAAACTGGTTGGCGAGCTGCTTCATCTCAGATAAGATCATCTGAGAATTGTTTAGGGTAACGTTGTATGTACGCCAATTACCCGTAATATCTTGAAGTTGAATTTCAACTTGTTGATCCATTATGCCTTATCCATCTCAACGATTTCTTTAAGAACATATGCTACAGCATCAAGATCTGAACAAACGATCTTAACCTGCGACCATTCATCATTAGAGTCGCGACCGCTAACTTCTACCATAAAACCATTATCGTAGATATTAACAGTAACTGAATCATTAACCTTTGTAAGTTTACTTGAAACTCTCATTAACCTCTCCTCATACGAGCGATATCTTCAGCATCACTCTTGGCAAAAACAGGAACCATATTCGACTTGTGCATGGTAGCAATACCGAGGAGCTTGCGCTCGCCGCTATAGACCTTTTCGGCTGGCTTCGAAGTAGGACCGTTACCGAATCCTGCGGAAACGTACTTGCTTCGATCAACCATCATAGACTCAGTATACGCTTTTTTCCAATTTTTGTCAACAGTTTTCTTTGCCTTAATTTGCTCAGGATGCAAACCACGTTTCCAAAGCCAAGCATCGTGCTTATCGAGTTGCTTTGGTTTCGTTTTACGTAACGAAGTTTTCGTAGTAGTAAAGTAGGCGGGAAGGATATGCATTGACATAGGAACCTCCAATCGTATACATAGTATACCCTTATTGGAGAAAAAAGTCAACACCTATTTTTGAGAAGCTTTTCGAGGTAATCTCGAACCTTTTTCTTGGCGGGATTGTATCTCTGATCTTTTATCTTTTGAAACTCGCGATGATTGTGGTACTCTTCTTCTTTCCACATATCATCACGAGCATCCATCATTTCTTCTAATGCGTTAATAAACTCATCAATTTCTGTCGTCTGAATCGGCTGCTCTGACATCTAGATCTTTCTCCATATTCTCGACAATAATATATTTTGCATTTGGATCTAACTGAGCGTATGCTTCTAACATTCTTCTAACTCTATTCAATCTAATGATAACATCGTTTAGAGTTTTGTGAGATGCTTCGTCATTATAGCCTTCTTGAAGATCCATAAGAACTGCATCTAAGTTAGAATCAGCCGAATAATCAACATGATATTTTATTGATGAGCCATCTTTATCGAATTCTTCCTCTAGTTTCAAAGGAGGAAATAATATAGATTTAATTTGTTCTAATTTTTCTTCGGCTGGTGTATTAATTTTTTTCTGAACTGACCACGGAAATTTCATAATATATAATCCTCTTTACTTCTTTTTACGACCCATATTATACTTAGCTTCTAAAGTCCAATCATCCTTCTCTTTGTGATTAATGATTTTAATTTGGCTCATCGAAGCAAGTGGTTCTTTAATACGGTCTGACTCAACAACTTTCAATAGCTGCCAATCTTGGAGAAGTTCGATAATCTTATTACGGCGACCTTTATCTTCATCTGAGAAGTTAGAAGGTTTGCCATCGATTGCGAACATTTCTTTAAAATGGACAATATAATACTTTCCCTGCTTATGGAAAATATGGCAGGACTGATACAGTTTCTTTTCTTTGCGGGAAGCGACACCGATACGGGTGAGAGTTTCTTTGATTTTGAGGAAGTCTTCTTCTTCGGCGATTCTCACTTCAATTAAGGATTCTAACAGATCATTCATATTCCACCCTTTTCTAATTTTCTTTTTATTTGTTTCAACTGATCTTTAGAAAGAATGGATATTGCTGTTAATGCCTCTTTGTAGTCGTAACCGAAATACTCTATGACTGCATCAATATCATCATTTTCTTTCTGCTTGGCCCACTTCTTTTTATCTCTTTTCATGGGTCGTACAGTATTTATTAAATAACGAAATTGAAGGCGATTATCCAGTCCAGGAAGCAAATTAAGCTCCTGGGCTATGAATATGCTGTCTCTATGGTATGATAAAGCTCGATTTGTAAGAAAAGAAGAGTAATCTTTTTCGTTACCGTTTTCCTGCATTACGTCTTTTTTAGTATAGAGAATTGCATTGACGTAATCGAAAGGATTCACTTCTTAAACTCCACATCCATCATAATCTCAGTTAGCAACGCCATGACATTAATCTCAGGGTCTGCAACGAAAGCAGCCTGATATTGATATCGACCGAGAAGAAGGATGAGCTGCGCTTCGCCTTCCTTTGTGAGGAATTCGTTAGCGTTGTCATAGAGATTTCTAAATAGAGTTGTTTGATCACCATCAAGACTTTCACCAACCCACTTACGGATATTGGTGAAGTTCTTTTCCTGCAAATATTTCACAAGCTGCTTGAATGAAGCTTCTTCAAGATTGGTGAGAATACCAGAATCAATTTTACCTGTAGCTGAATAACGCTGAAGTTCGTTTAGAACTCGACGCCAATCAGGGAAATGCTTCTGAATAACTTCGGCAATAACAGCCTTGTCATACTCAACACTTTCAGCTTCAAGAATAACAGCAACTCGCTTCATAAACTGCATTGCGAGTTTTGCCATATCCTTTTTGCTGATCTTAAAGTCAATTACAGAACATCGAGAGTGGAGTGGTTCGATGATACGATTCTTAAAGTTGCATGTGAGAATGAATCCGCAGTTACGGGAGAATTCTTCCATGAAGTTACGTAATGCGGGCTGTGTAGAATTTGCGTTAAGATAGTCTGCTTCATCAAGAATAACGTACTTGCGTCCACCTGAGAGTGAAACTGAGGAGGCGAAGTTAAGGATTTCGTTTCGGAGGGTGTCGATGTTTCCATTCATAGATCCGTTAATTACAATATAATCACAACCAAGCTCTTCAAGCATGGCACGAGCTACTGTCGTTTTACCAACACCAGCAGAACCAGACAAAATCAAATTGGGAATATTCTTTTGATCAACAAACTGTTGAAATGTTGCTTTCAATTCAACAGGAAGGATAGTTTCTTCAATAGTTTTTGGACGATACTTTTCGACCCACAAAAATTCTTTGTTCATAATATATCTCCATCACAAAAAAAAGGGGAGGAACCTTAGTCCCTCCCAGTCAAAATTCAACTTAGAAAGTTGAGTGGGATTCAACAGCAATCCAATATTCTGCTTCATTACCCTTAAACAAAGAGATACCACGTGAACAAATATTTACATCATAATCGCCTGGAATAATCTTGATATTTTCAGACTTAAAAATTGCCTTAAAATTCTTATCAGTTTCACCAATGGCAATAGAATAGATATCGCCAGAAGGATTCTTTGTATCAGCAGCCTGAAGATAAACCTTGCTACCGTCGCCAGAAACTACGATTTCTGGAAGCTGAAGAACACCAGCAGCCTTTTCAACATCTCTGAGGTTGTCGTTAGTAAGACGGAAAGAAACATCAACGGATGGAAGATTGATTTCCTTTTCTGGAGCCTTAGCAACAGTAGCCTCGTCAGCATATGTATAGTTGGTGGTCTTGTTATTATCAGAGATAGTAACAGCACGGTCACCAAAGTTCAACTCTGGGTTCTCAAAAAGGCTGAGAGTCGAGAGAAAACGATCAAGATTATAGATAGCAAAACGCTTA